GGTTTTGAAAAAATATAAATCCCACAACGTTTTTAAAAAGCTGAGAAACGTCGAGATCGTTAGAATGCTTGACGAACAGCGAATGACAAAAACCGCCGTCGCTAAGTGGTTCAACATAAGCAAACAACGAGTATGGCAGATTTACGAACGGGAGAAACAGGATGTTCAGGATATTCGGACCACCGGGGACGGGGAAGACAACTCGACTTCTTAACATGGTGGACGACGCTCTGCAAAAGGGCGTCCCGCCGATGAACATAGCTTTCCTAGCGTTTACACGCAAAGCCGCAAACGAAGCAAAAGAACGCGCGGCTAAACGGTTTAACTTAGACCCTAAGAAAGACCTGTTCTATTTTAGGACGTTGCACAGTCTGGCACTAACCTGTTCTGATATACGCCCAGAACAAGTAATGCAGGACGAGAACTATCGGGAACTTTCTCAGAGCATAGGCGTGGCTCTAAACGTGCAGCGCGTTAATAACTTTGACGAAGACATCCCAGAGATGACAAAAACAACCGATCCTATTCTAGGCCTGATTAACCTCGCTCGGATGCGAAAAGTTAAGCTATGGGATCAGTATAACCAAACGCCCATCGAAACAGAGTGGAACATTGTAACCTACGTGGATAAATGCTTGCGGAGTTACAAAGAAAACTTGGACATGTATGACTTTACAGACATGCTCGAAAGCTTTCCTAAAGAGGGCCACACCAGTTGCCCGCACTTTGATCTGTGCTTTGTAGACGAAGCACAAGACTTATCTCCCATCCAGTGGGACATTGCGCACCTACTAGACGATAGATCAGACAGAATGTACTGCGCGGGCGATGACGACCAAGCTATATACCGCTGGGCCGGAGCCGATGTAGATCACTTTATCGGGCTAGAAGGCGGATCAGAAACCCTGTCACAGTCCTACCGCGTCCCGTTCCTAATACACGAACTGGCCGAAAGAGTTGTGAGCCGCATCGGCACACGCTTTCTTAAAGACTACAAACCAAAGGTCGATGCCTACGGATCTATTCAACGCATCTTTAGCGTCGAAGAAATAGACATGGCTAAAGGATCGTGGCTCATACTCGCGCAAGCGGGATACCAGCTACAGCCCGTGGCTTCCGAACTACGGTCATCAGGATACCTGTTCATAAATCGCGGCCATCGGTCCATCTCAGAAAAGATATCCGACGCCGTTAACGGTTGGGAGCAACTGCGTAAAGGCAAAGAAATAACAGGAGCCGAAGCGCGGAAAATATATAGCTATATGTCAACTAAAGAACGAGTGGCTCGGGGCTTTAAAACACTGTCAACCCTAGAAGATACAGACTTCGTAAATCTCGAAACACTGATCGCGGCTCACGGACTTCTGGCAACACCCGACATGGTTTGGCATATTGCTATGGACAGGATACCCGAGAGTGACCGAGCATATATCATTGCAATGCTGCGTCGTGGCGAACGCTTTAACGGCGAACCGCGCATAACCGTGTCAACGATACACGGGGCAAAGGGCGGAGAAGCAGACAACGTAGTGCTGTTCACGGACCTATCGCCCGCGGCTGAAGAGCAGATGAATATTAATCCAGATGACACGCACCGCGTATTCTACGTGGGTGTCACTCGCGCTAAACAAAAACTGTTTATCGTGGAACCTCAAGACTTCACAAGGAGTTATGATTTATGACACAGCAAGAACGTTTTGAATTTATAGAGTCCGAGATTGACCGGGCCTTTGTACATGCTGATGACGAATGGAAACAAGAGTATTACCAGAACGCCGCAAAATACCTAGCTGAACACAAGATTGTCGAAGGCGGAAAGATTTGCGCGTTTTGCAGGTCGCAGGGGATGGCTGACCCACACCATCACAACGTTTGGGGATCAATGATGCAATCTCTAAAGAAGCTAGGTTGGGTTGAAAAAATAGGCATGGTCCGCCCAACTACACGGCACACACATATTAACGAAGTATGCCAGTGGGAAAGTAAATTGTTTAAGGGAGAGAAGACATGAACTGTTGGCATTGCAAGACAGAGCTTATTTGGGGCGGAGATTACGACTGTGATGTAGAAAGCTTCGCCACAGGAATAGCCGCAAACGAGGGTGAAGACGTTGAATGTATGCACGAAGATTACAGCATGGTTACTAACCTCTCCTGCCCCAAATGTAATTCGATGGTGTTAGTTTATTACCCCGTAAAAAAGGTTGGTAACTTATCCGTCCAAAAAGGAGCCCGTAATGAAGCGTGACGAAGTATTAGACACCGCCAAAGAGCTTATTAACGGCTCTAGGGCCAAAGATTACGGGGACGCTTTTGACAACTTTGGGCGCATTGCAGCGGGTTGGAACGCTATAATCCAAGAAGCCATGAAAACCCACGGCCACGTAAATGAACAACACATTGCCCTAATGATGGATTGGTTAAAGACAGCCCGGTTACTTAACGACTTAAACAAGGCAGATTCATGGGTTGATAAGTGCGGCTACAGCGCGCTGGGCGGTGAATTTATAGAAAGAAAAAAAGATGAAACTTAAAATGGCTACACCGTCCTTAAAATCTGAGTGGGTTCCACCCGCAGAGCTACCCGATCTTACCGGGGCAAAAACAATCGCCATTGATGTCGAAACCAGAGACCCAAACATCAAGAAGAATGGCCCCGGATGGGCGGTTGGTGACGGCGAAGTAGTCGGATACGCGGTCGCGACAGCCGATTGGGCTGGATACATCCCTACAAGACACCGCGGGGGAGGAAACTTAGATGAAAAAGTAGTCAACAAATGGCTTAAAAAGGTTTTTGACTGTCCCGCAGACAAAGTCATGCACAACGCACAATATGATGTGGGCTGGATCAAACGCATGGGCTTTGAGATCAACGGTCGGATCATAGACACAATGGTCGTCGCGTCCCTTCTGGATGAAAATAAGTTCTCATACGCCCTAAACTCTCTCGCGTTCGAGTTTCTAGGTCTCGCAAAGAACGAAAGCCTGCTCCGAGAGGCCGCAAAAGAGTTTGGTTTTGATCCAAAGGCAGACATGTGGAAAATGCCCGCAATGTATGTTGGGCCCTACGCCCAGACCGATGCCGAAGTAACCCTGCAACTCTGGGACTACCTAAAGGTAGAAATCGGCAAACAAAACCTTTGGAATATTGTCAACCTAGAGTTAGATCTGCTCCCCTGCTTGGTCAACATGACTTGGAGAGGCGTCCGCGTTGATATGGACAAAACCGAAAGAACGCGCGACGCGATCCTAAAACGAGAGAAAAAAGTCCTAAAAGAGATAAAAACCCTCGTAGGTCGTGACGTGGAGATCTGGGCGGCAAATTCTATAGCAAAAGCCTTCGATGACCTAGCAATACCTTACCCAAAGACAGAAAAAGGCGCGCCGTCGTTTAAAAAGCAGTTTCTAACTGAACATACAGAGAAATTACCCCAACTTATCGTTCAAGCGCGCAGTCTAAACAAAACCAGCGGAACTTTCATCAATAATATCCTAAAGTTTTGCCACGGGGACGGTCGAGTGCATTCCCACATCAATCAAATCAGAGGGGATGACGGGGGCACTGTCTCGGGCCGCTTTTCAATGAATAACCCCAACCTACAACAAATCCCGGCCCGCGATCCTGAGATCGGGCCCCTCATACGGTCATTGTTCCTGCCAGAAGAAGGAGAACAGTGGGCGTCAATAGATTACTCGCAACAAGAACCGCGCATCTTGGTTCATTATGCTCATGTATATGGAAAGAGCCGCGGAATGGCTTTGCGGGGCGTCGAAGAGTTTGTGACCAGCTATCGCAACGATCCAAACATGGATTTTCATACTATGGTGGCCGAAATGGCAGATATCCCTCGTAAACAAGCCAAAACCATCAATCTGGGCATGATGTACGGTATGGGCGTCGCTAAACTGGCAGACCAGCTAGATATTGAAGCTAGTGAGGCCAAAGACTTGGTAAAACAGTACCATGACCGCGTACCTTTCGTAAAAGCATTGATGAATGGCGTCACAGAACGTTTAAACGAGAAAGCTTCTGGGGGCGCAATAAGCTCCATACTAGGCCGCAAATGTAGGTTTAACTTATGGGAACCCGATTCGTTTGAAATGACCAAAGCTATGCCGTACCAAGAAGCAGTGCTGGAATATGGAGACACATGCCGCCTAAAGCGCGCTTTTACTTACAAAGCTTTGAACAGACTTATCCAAGCGTCGGCCGCGGACATGACAAAAAAAGCTATGGTAGATCTGTACAAGCAGGGCTATCTGCCAATGCTTCAAGTGCATGATGAACTGTGCATGTCAGTAAAAACAAAAGAAGAAGCGAAAACTATTGCTAATATAATGATAAACGCAGTACCATTAGAAATCCCGAGCAAATGTGATGTAGAAGTGGGTCCAAGCTGGGGTGAAGCTGAGTAAGCTTCGGCGAACTGCTCTCCCGCCGCCCGCTTCTAACTACCCTTTTGCTAGGTCAGGTTTCGCACTGCAAAGGCAAAAGGGTTTTTTCTTGCAGGTTCCCATAAACTCCTATACACTACCGGGGACAAAGCAAAGGGTGAACCCAGTGGATACTACAAAATGGAAAAGCGTCCTTGTGCCGATTGAGGTTTACAAGGAAATTAAAGATGATGCGGCAACTAATGGTCGTACCATAAGTGGGCAATTACGGGTCATGTT